TGCCCGGTATTTACAATCAATCCGGCTTTCGATATAGTCAAAGTGCATGGCTAGGAGGGTTATAGAGGAATATGAGCGAATTCAAGTTAGGTAAATTGCCAGCCGTAATAGATAAGAGGACAATAACGCTATCCTCTATTCTACGCGACGAGCTTCTACCCCCGTTGCCGGAGACTTATGATATCGACACGGCATTGGACGGGATAGAGGACAATTTCATGTATAACAACTCCAAGTATGGAGATTGTGTCATCGCTGCCCGGGCCCATCAGACACTTCGTTTTGAGAAGTTCGAGCAGACTACCCAAATCCCCATCACTGACCAAGAGGTTATCGACCAGTATTTCAAGGAAACCGGTGGTGCGGATAGAGGGCTGATTTTGCTGTCTAGCCTCAAGTCGTGGAGGAACGAGGGTTGGACCGCCGCGGGTAAGCATTACACCATCTACGCCTATGCTAGTGTAGATTGGAAAAATCACGACCAGGTGAAGCATTGCATCCATCTACTCGGTGGTATCAACTTCGGGATGAGGATTTACGAGAAGGACATGGAGCAATTTAGGAATGGCGAGGATTGGCATTTAACAGGGAATGAAGGCTCACTACAGGGTGGACACGGAGTTTATCTTTATGCTTATGCACATAACCCAACAGGGTTTATCACTACGCCTATTGGGTATGATGAAGAGGGCATAACCTGTATGACCTGGGGGAAGAGGCAGAAGATGACATGGGACTTCTGGGACGCCAGGATTGATGAAGCCTACGGCATAGTAGATAACAGGAACCACTGGATGGAGCATGATTCCCCCGTAGATGTGGAATTGCTGGATAGTTACTTAGACGAAATCACAGCCGATAATCCGCAGCCGCCGGGCTGCCTATTTGCGTTTCTGGCTTTCTTCAAGAGATTAAGGAGGTAACATGAGTGACTCGGTAAAGGTAATGGGGCTTGCAGGCTCAGCGATCATCTGCGTGGTGTCGCTAGTTCTTGGTGAAATGAACTTCGCCTATGGTGCCGCCAGTATGTTCGGGGCACTTCTGGGCCTACCGCCTATGGGCCGTGGGCTGCAAAAGCTGTTCAAGTAAATAGCAAGGGTGCTGGTGTCCTTGCTCGAAAGCATCCGGAGAGAGTAGGTGGGCATATATCGGAGATGGCTGGGGAAGTGTGTCCGAGCTAGCACTTAGTAATGTTCCCTGGCGTCCTCTTCTTTGTGAGAGCATGTCAGGTAAAAATATTATGGCGGAACAATGATTGATTGGATTGCGTACTTACTCAATAAGACACCTGAAGAGGTATGCCGCGAGTGGCACTGCCTTGAGATAGGGTGGGCCGAGACATTCTGCTTCTGTATTCCGGCACGATTCCCTATAACCGCCTTTGCTAAGAAGGAGATGCAGAACGAATCCCATTACTACGGAATTGGTAGAGCCGCCGGAGTGCTATCATGGGTCCTGATCGTGATCTCCAGCCGGGGCTTAGTATGAACCCAGCAGGTCAATATGTTCCTCCGCCGGAAGCACAGAAGGGGATAATGATTGCGATAGGGGTGGCCGCGGTTCTTATCGTTCTGAACATGAAGGCCACGAGGCTGTGGTTTCAGAAGCAGATCAACAAGGTCATAAACAGGATGTAAAGAGAATGATAATAACACAGGAGAAGCCACGGCTTACTCAGAAGCAGGAGACATTCTGCCTGAAGTATTTTGAATTGGGCAATGCAACCGAGGCCGCCTTGATTGCAGGTTATAAGCCTAAGACTGCTCGGTTCATCGCTTCAGAAAACTTAACAAAGCCTAACATTAAGGTTCGCATCCAAGAACTTCGCCAAAAGGTTGAAGATGACTCGGTGATGGATGTCCTGGAGCGCAAGCAAATCCTGACCGAGATAGCCAGGGCAAACATGATTGAGTTTGTTGAAGTAGGGCAAGATGGCGCATGGTTCAATATAGACAAAACGAATCTAAATAGTAAGGCTATTCAGTCGGTTCAGAGCAAAACAATGGTAGGGAAAGATGGTGCCGATGATGCTGTCTTTATAAGGGTTAATCTCCACGATCCTGTAAAGGCAATAGACCTGCTGAACAAGATGGACAAACTCTATTCCGATGGCGCCCTGGTCAACATCGATAATCGCAAGCTAGAGATTGTGGTTCGGTCGGAAGAGGCAAGGAGCCTTTTAGCTGAAATAGCAGAAGGGATAAGTCCTCATGGTAATGGTGACGACCCGGGTATTCAGCGATAATCTTGAAGCATATCAGCGGGGCAAGCGAAGAGCATTAAATGAAGGCGGAACTGCATCAAGCAAGACATGGTCCATCCTTCAGCTTCTAACAGTTATCGCACAGGGAACTAAGAAGCCATTACTCATTTCGGTAGTAAGCGAAACCCTGCCTCACTTGAAACGTGGGGCCATAAGGGATTTCTTTAACATCTTAGGCGAATCGCCTGACGGTAATCCCCGGTATAACAAGACAGAGAACTGGTATTCCTTTGGCCTAGGACGGATTGAGTTCTTCGGGGCGGATGAAGCAGACAAGGTAAGAGGGCCGCGGCGCGATATCCTGTTCATCAATGAGTCCAACAACGTATTATGGGAGGCAGCTCGGGGGCTCGATATACGCACTCGGCTATTTACCTTCTGCGACTGGAACCCGGTAGTGGAATTCTGGGCGCATGAGAACTGGATAGGGCAGCCAGAGAATGCCTACATACACTCGACATATCGGGATGCAGTAGAGGTAGTTACACCTGAAGAGATCCGCACGATCCTCAAGGCAGGAGAGCGCGACCCGAACTGGGCCAATATCTACATCGAAGGACGCATAGGCAAGATCGAGGGACTTGTCTATCCGGCGTTTGAACAAGAGGATGCGCTACCGGCCGGCGATAGTTTCTACGGCCTAGATTATGGCTTCTCAACTGATTATACGGCCCTGACCAAGAACGTGATCGTAGGTGAACAACTCCATTCACAGGAGCTAATCTATGAAACAGGACTCACTAACCAGGACATAGCTAACAAGATGCTTGACCTGGGCATCAGGCCGAAGTTCGATGAGATATTCGCCGACGCCGCTGAGCCTAAGTCAAACGAGGAAATCTACCGCTATGGTTTCAATATCAAGGCAGCGACTAAAGGACCCGGGAGCGTTGAGCATGGCCATCAACTCATCAGGCAGTATAAGCAGTTCTGGACCAAGGACTCGGTCAATGCCATAAAGGGACAGCGCAACTTCCGCTACATCGAAGATAAGAACGGCAAGCTCACTCAAAAGACTACGCATATCTTCAGCCACATAATGGACTCTAGGCGATATGCAGTCGTGGGTAAGCTGGCTCCGCCGGAGCCGGTGGAAAAGGAAAGCGTAGTTATCTACGATGCCATGAAACAGTTCGGGCTAGATAAGATATGACACCATACTATCAGGACAAGTGGGTGGCAATCTACCACGGTGATTGCCGGGAGGTATTGCCTCAGCTCGATGTGGCTGTAGACTTGGTGTTGACTGACCCGCCGTATGGGGTAGACTTTCGAGGCAATGACTGGGACAAGACCATTCCAATATGGTTCGATAATCTTAGGAGTATCTCGCCAACTTTGATATTTACATCTGCAATTAGAACTATGTGGAATTACCCGAAGCCAGATTGGGTTCTTTGTTGGCTGAAACCTGCCTCGAACAGTCGAAGCGACTTAGGTGGGTTTAATGGTTGGACACCATTACTTGTCTATGGTAAACCAAGATTCCCTGTGGATTATATCAATTTACACGCTATTCAACATTCCTATGATAAGATAGGGCATCCTTCCCCGAAACCAGAAGCTCTATTTCTATGGGCTATTAGTAATGCTTCTGCTATGGGCAATCGAGTTCTCGACCCTTTTCTCGGTAGTGGCACAACGTGTTACTGCGCCAAGAAACTCAATCGCTATTCAATAGGCATAGAGATAGAGGAGAAATATTGCGAGATCGCGGCAAGGCGATGTTCGCAAGAGGTGATGGAGCTAGTATAGGAGACCATAATGAATGGCAGGATGGCTAAGAAGGTCAGGAAATACACCAAGCGCAACTTCATCGAGTATGCCCGGGAAGTCAAGAAGTGGCCATTCCTGACGCGGTGGAGATTTTGCTGGTATATCCTATTCAGCGGCAAGCCTAAGCCAAAGAAGGTAAGCAAGGCCGAAGTATGGAAGAACCGGAGGCCGGTGCCCGCGCAATGAAAACGAATAGAAACTTCGCTTTATTCCAAAAGGAATTTAAGAAGTGGCAGAAACTATTTGGGCTAACTGGGTACAAGGTCTATTTCAAGCACGAACCCATAGCGAAAAGGTTTGCTGAAATTGCCATTGAATCGGGAGCCATGGTAGCTACTGTGCGGCTTAACAGCAATCTTCCCGATAAAGATAAACCATTCAGGGATATTAAACGTGATGCCAAGCATGAGGCTTTGCACTTACTTATAGCGAGGTTAGAGAATAATGGGAAGTATCGCTATTCAACAGAAGCCGAGATAGACGAGGCTGCTGAAGAATTGGTGGTTAAGTTGGAAGATTTAATTCTATAGGAGCAATATGCCAGTCAACGGAACGCACTATCATTATGCACGCCAGCTATGTTGTAAGAAATGTGGCTGTAAGAAACTACCAAACGTCAGTATGACGTTACGCCAATGTGATGGTTGTGGCAAATTCTACCGGGAGAAGGCACTGCATAAGTAGGAGGGAATTATGAACTGTATCGAATGCCCAATCCTTGAGGAATGTGAGGCTCCCAAGATGACCACCTTTACAGTGTATTCACAAGGAATAACTATTCCTGCCAGGGCTGAACCTTTGGATAAGGGGGAATGCCCATTTATAGCTTGCTCTCGGATAATAGCAGCAGCGAAAGCAGAAGAACTAGCGGAGACGTAATATGCCGACATTACCAGAATTCGATCAGATACTAATAGAAGCTACCCAGCAAGTTGAAGATGCACTCAAGCTGGAAGATGCTAACTGGATTAACCTGTCGCAGATGACGGGCGATGTCATCCCTGATGCGCAGCGCATAACGACAATCAAGGAAGCCAGACTCTATTCCCTGAAGGATCCATTGGCAAGGCGGGCTGTGGCCCTGATGACTGACTATTCCTTTGGCCCCGGGGTGACGTGGAGCATGGAGGATGAGTCGGCGAAGAAGATACTCAAGACGTTCTGGGATGCGCCTGCTAATAAACCCCTACTCTCGCCCAAAGGACAACGGAAATCATCCGATAAACTTCTTATAGATGGAGAGACATTCCTTGCGGTGTTCCTGGGCTCTAAGGGTCAGGCAACCATAAGACGCATTGACCCGCTGGAGATTATTGAATTCGTTACGGACCCGGATGATATCGAGAACGTGCGGTATTACAAGCGCGACTGGAAAGATGTGCAGGGGAAGCCTCACACGAATTACTATCGTTCCTTCGCCAATATGAAGGATGAGGCGTGCAAGGATGCCCAAGGGAAGAGCATTCAGAAGGATGACGATGCCCTGATTTACCACTTGGCTATTAACGATCTCGGTCAAAGAGGTAACTCCTATCTGACGCCGGTATTGGAGTGGATCAAGCTATACCGCAAGTTCCTCGCCTCCCGCGTGGCCATTATGTTGGCTCTGGCGAGGTTCGCATGGAAGCTCAAAGTCAAAGGTGGGCAAATAGCCGTCGACGCAATGAAGGCTAAGCTACATGACCAAGAGGTCAAGGCCGGCTCTACAGAGGTTGAGAATGAAGGTGCGGATCTGCAACCTATCAAGACTGAATCGGGGGCGGCATCAGCCTATCAGGATGGCAGACAGATCAAACTTCAGGTGGCCGCCGGGACAGGCTGGCCAGAGCAATACTTTGGGGACATTTCAATCGGTAACCTGGCGACTGCCAAGACCGTGGAATTGCCGGTGCAGAAGATGTGTGAGTCCTATCAATCCATCTGGCAGGGGGCATACGAGGATATATTCCAGCTTATCCTGACTCACAACAAGATCACAGAGGATAAGCAGTATGTCGATATGGACTTCCCGGTTATCTCTGAGGAGATGGCGGCTGCCATGGCTCAATCCATGTCGGTGCTGTGCCAGACATTCCCTCAGTTTGCCGATTCTAAGGATGTGCAACAGCGGGCGCTGATGATACTCGGGATCCAGAACGCCAATGAGGTGCTGGAGCAACTGAGCAGCGAGACTAAGGGCGATCGTGGCGTGGCCTTGGCTAAAGCGCTGAGGCAATTCAGGGAGACATTGAAAAAGGGAGAGAAATGACATTAAAAGAAGCTATTAAATACCAAGAGGCAGATAAATCGGGAGTTGTTTTCAATCAACAAGCAAGACAGCTAGGCATCGAAGCCCTAAAAGAAACTAAGCGCTTACGCAAGTTCAGGGCCTGGTTCCTTAGAAGGCTACTGCCAGGCGAGACCGAGGGGGAGAAATGAAGGTATCAATAGTTGGACAACTCACTGAACACGCTAATGCTAATATAGACCTCTTTGGATGGGATTTTGATTGTGATTGCTGCTCTACTCCCCATGAAGCGGTGCGAACTCATCGCCAAGAGCTTATCAAAATGGCAAAAGAAGCTGAAACATATAGTTACAAGCATCATGAGACTGCCTATTGTGGGATTTCGGTGTTATAGAAAGTAAATGGATTTACTAACTGAGTTAGACGCAACTGTCAAGGCCCTAGGCAATGCAATCCCCGCGAACCCGAGCTCAGAGAAGAATGAGAAAATAGAGAAGCGGATGGAGAGGTCGCTGGCGCGGTATTTCAGGGACCTGAATCAAGCTATTGATATCACGGCGCTGGAGCAAATCTACTACAGGAATGTGGAACAGGAATGAGACCTGAATGGGAATTTGAAACCTGTGCTTGCTGCACACGGCAACAAAGATTGGCATGGCTTGTTGATAATGAACTTTGGTATGGTGTTGTTATCAAATACTATCAGAGAAAGATTCTTTGCCTTGAATGTTTCTTGCGAATGGCAGATGATCAAGAAATACAAATTCGACTAGAAGATATTACATTCATGGGAGTTGTAAGTAGCTATGACACTGCCGGCTGATATCAACGACTTCATAGATCCTATTCTGAGGACTTTTGAAAGTAGCTTGACTACCAAGCTGAACGGACACCTGGTCACCGCTTATCTTCGCGGCTCAGCCGAGATGCTAGAGTGGGGCAGAACGGTCACCACGGATATGCCCATCTATTACGAGGGGCCGCCGATGCGTCAGGCGATGACGTATGCGCAGAAGCGTGCAGCTCTCCTGGTCAAAGAATTGAATGAGGAAACCTTGGAGCAGATGCGTGGCATCATCGAATACGGGATTAAACAGAAGCGAGGCATCCCGGGGTTATCTAGGGACTTGCGGAATCAGATCACCAATATGGCCAAGGTGCGGGCGAAGATGATTGCGCGCACCGAGACAGCCGATGCCCTAGAGAGTGCTTTCATGGATAGGGCCAAGGATATGAAAGTAACGGGTAAAGAATGTGTTGTGGCTGATCCTTGCCCAATATGCGAGGAGAACGGAAACGCTGGAGTCATACCGATAGACAAGCCGTTCCCCAGCGGCGACATGAGGCCACCTTTCCATCCGAACTGTCGTTGTGCTTTGGCACCAGTGATGATCAAATGACAGATAAGTTTGAATCTGAAAACAAACAGGATACCGAATTCAGGAAGCACCTTGAAAAGGTAACCTGGCCGATTGAATATGGTATAATATCCATACAGCTAAGGGCCGGGAAGCCTACGCTAATCAAAGTCGAAAGGACAATCAAGCTAGATTAAGGAGGAACCTTGACGGACATAGTATCATGTGTATTATTAGTAGTTGGCTTATCTCTGATGGCTGCTGGAATATATGCTTTACGGGATTTTCATAGAAAATAAAGGAGGAACCTTTATGAAATGGTTAATAGCTCTCTTTAGGCGAAGAACAAAGGGAATAAGTAAACCATATGATTGTCATTTGTGTTATGACTCAGGTGTAGTACGATTGCCTACTGGCAATAAGCATTTCATGGGCTACGATGTATTTCGGGAATGCCCAAATAAATGTAGATTGACATCATACGGAAGAATGAAAATAGGAGGAACCTCATGAGACTCAGGAAAAGAGAGAAAATCCCCTCAATATCTGTAGCACCTGAAGATACCATACATCTTTCCTATCGCCAAGAGATTGAATTCCCTAGTGGTCATGTAGAATCTACGGTGAGGGAAGTTATGGAAGAGAGGATCGGGCGCAAAATCACGCTAGACGAGGCTGTGATTTTCGATGTTGAACCTGGTGATTTTAAAGGTGTAACAGATGGTATAGGTGGGGCATTTCTAAGCTCCGCTAAATAGGGGGAACCTTATGGACAAACCGAAATATCTGTTACTATCTGAACGCATGGGAGATGGTGAGACATTAGAGGAATTGATACATAAGGCGAGGGAAATTATAGATAGGGGTTTTACTGCCGAAGAACTCATGCAATCTCCTCTTGAATTACATAAGGTGAATAATCCCCTACTATATGGGAGGGATGACTTTATACCTTGGCGCTAGAGA